GTTTGTTGGTCTTGTGTCATGCCCTTTAAGAGCAGCTCGATAGCCAGTTTATCCGCGTCCATCGTTCAACTCCTGTGTCAACTGATCCAAAAAGTCTTCTTCCATGCCTGCAACCTTGTTGCGCTTTTCGGCCATTTGCAATTCGACTATCTTCGACTTGTTTTTCATGTCCGCCTCTTTGAGCATCAGCTCGGCGATCTTGACACGCTTGTCGAACTCGTTGCTTTCGTTGCCAGCAGGCAGGTTCTTGGTCGTCGATGCGATCACCTTGGCCTGCACTTCTTGCGGCATGAGCTGCGCCTCGGTCATCAGCTTGGTAGCCTCTGCCCTGTTCTGCTCGGCCTGTGTCGTGTTGACCGCGATCTGAGCCTGCGCTGCCTGCAAGGCCAGCTGCTGCTGCACCTCTTGCATCTGCTTGGCCTGTGGGTCTGGCTGGCTCATCTGGTCCAAAGCCGCCATCAGCTCGTAGCGGTTGCTCAAGCTCGAGTTGTTCATGATGCCCTTCAAGATCAGAGGCAGCACTGGGGTGTTTGGCCCCAGGGTCTGCAACAGACCGATGAACTGCTGCTGCTCGTACTCGCGGGCGATGATGCCCAGCGTGGCCGTTGGCAGGAACTTCATGTCCACGCTCGGATAGCGCTCGGGGTCGAACTGCATGTAGCGGAACGCGGCCTTCTGGATGAAGGGGATCAGGAAGTCCTCTTGGAAGTTGACCAGCGTGCGCTTGTACTTCTTGATGATCGTGGCCACGGCCATGCTCATGCCCGCGCCGTCGCGTGTGGCTTGGCTGACCATGCCTTGGCCGTCCAGCGTGCCCGTGGCTTGCAGCAGCATGCGCTCGAACTCTTTGGCCGTGTTCAGGTTGTTCAGACTGGTCTCGCCGAACTTGAACGGGTACAAAATCTCGGCTGGGTTGCCGTTGACCATGAACGCCTTGCCGGGCTTGACCTCGAACTTAGCCCCACGCGGCAGGCGGGTGGCGTCCATACCCATCATAGGGCTGGTCGTCAGCGCCAGCGAGTCCAGATGCGAGCGCACCTGGGCGTCAATCGCCTTTTGCATGTTGTAGGACTTCTCCACCGTGCCACGACCAAGCAGGCGGTTAGGCACCGTGTCGTCTTGGTAGCTCAGGATCGGGCGGTCCTTCATCATGTAGGGGTTCGCCTCGGCCTTGAGCAGCTGGCCCTCGTTGGCGATCACGACAATGGCTTCCACCATGTCAGAGTAGTCGTCGGCCGCGCTGTCCTCGGGGAACAGATCGGTCACTTCGCCGTCTTCGTTCTCGAGCTGCTCCAGATACTCGCGTGGCACCAGGCCGTAATATGTCAACAGACGCACTTTTTCGTCGCGGTACTGGCTCAGCTCTTGCGTTGGCTCCAGATCGGTGTCCTCGGCGGCGGGCTGGATGTTCACCTTGCGGTAGATGCCCTTTTCGATGCCCTCGACCACCTTGTGGATGCCCACATACTTCTCGACCGCCACACCCATGCAGTCGTCGATGCTGGTGCCGTTGGGGTCAAACAAGAAATTCTTAGGGTTGACGGGGTTGATCTTGACGGCAATGCGGCTTTTCTCCACCACACCGATGGCCGCTTGGCCCGGTTGCCCCGGAATCGGCTGCGTGGCCGGTTCAAATATCTTTTCCGTCTTGACGATGATCTCGCCGATGCCCGTGCCGTAGATTTCAGCCATCAGCTCGATCTGATCGATCGATTTTCTGATCTTGTCCTGCTTGAAGTCCTCCATGAGCTGCGCTTTGAGCACCTCAACGTCCAACGGGTTGCCGTTGATGTCCTTCAGGTCGTCCTCGATGTCGAAAAAGTCGCCCTGACCGAAGATAGCCTCGAGAATTTCTGCATGGCGCGTCTCTACCGCCTGCTGCGTAGCTGGCGTGACAATCCTGCTGCGCTCTGACTCACGGGTCTTATCTTCAGAGGCCCACTCACCCCTAAAGATGCGCTCATACTCAAGATATTTATCAAGGTAGTTGGTGTCGCGCCAGTCTCTCCAACGATCACAGTGGCTGACGACGAAGTCCGTCAGCTCCTTGTCGGATTGTGTCGGCTCGTCAAACTCGTTTTGATCCATATCAGACCCCTGAAATTACATCCATCGGCTCCCAGTCGCTGTCGTCGGCGTCCTCAAAGTAGCTTGTGACAGCCAGTTGGTCGATGTAGGACAGTGAATCCGGCAGGTCGTCGTGCACGCCAGGCGAAGGGAACATAAGCAACTGGTCCACGAACACGTCCCAGTCCTCCTCGCTGTTGAGCACGATTCTGCCATGCTCGAAGCGGCCTTGCAACGACCAAATGATTCTATCAGTCTTCTTCCGGTTCCCGTGCGTCAGGTCCACAATGTGGCTGTAGACGTTATTTTTTCTCATCAAATCTGACAAATACGGTAAAACTGCGTTTTTCAGTGCCCCGCGCTCGATTCCGATGCTCAATGGCCGGTAGTCGCGCATGGCCATCAGTATCTTGGACGCCGTTTGGCGGATGTCCCACCGCCCGTGCTGTATCTCTTTGACAAACCAAGTGCCGTCGTCGGTCACCTTGACCACCGCAATCGACGACTCGTCCAGCCTCTTTTTGCTATTCGCCGCCTGTTTGGCCACTTCCTCGAAGCCAGCCAGGTCCACGGCGACGAAATAACTGCCGTAGCCCGGCTCCTCGCCGTATTTCAGCCACTCCTCTTTGAAGACGTCCGCGCCCGCGTTGCTGAACGAGGCAAGGTATTCCTGTTTGAACGCGAACGAGCTGAGGGTCTTTTTTGCGCTCTCGATCTCGGTCGGGTCGATCAGCGGGTTGTCCTGCGTGGTGAAGTGCCAGCTTTTCCAGTCTTTGTCCTGCTCGTCTTGCCCCAGCTTCCACAGGTCGTGAAACCAGTTGCGTCCCTTGGGTGTGCCGATGAACATCGCCCGACCTTTCCTGTCTGACAAGCTGGCCCGGATCACCTGCTCCCACGCCTCGGGCTTGATGTCGGCGACCTCGTCCAGCACGGCATACGTCAGGCTGACGCCTCGCAGTGTGTCGGGCCGGTCTGCACCTCTGACGTAGATGCGCGCGCCGTTGATGAGCGTGATGTCCAAGTTGTTGACGTGGCTGCCCTGGATCACCTCTTTGCCCAGATCAAGCAACAAGTCCCAGATGATCTGCCGCGACTGACCCATCGTCGGGCTGACGTACAAGACGGCTGAGCCAGGTGGGCAGCGCAGGCCCTCGATGATCAGAGTCGTTGCCGCCAGCCGACTTTTTCCACAGCGCCGCCCTGCGGCGATGACTTTGAAGCGCGTCTGGTCGGTGTAGACCTGTTGCTGCCATGGCAGGAGGCTAAAGTTTAAGTCAGACATCAGTTATGTCCTGCGGCTCAATGATGGTCGGCTCTTGCCCCAAGCCGGTGATGTTGATCGTCACCGCCGAACGCAAATGCTTTTCTTTTTCAAACATGGACACCGGCAGCATCCGGTCCATGCACAGCTTAATCATCGCCGCCTGCGCCGGATGGTCGTCGTTCATCGCAATCTCAATCGCCTTCGTCACAACACCCGAGCCGGCACTGTCCAAAAGAATCTTTTTCAATTCTTTTATTTTTTGATTGTCGGTCTTTTGTATTATCTCTGGCAGCTTGTTTTCAGCCAGCCTGTGCATGGGCGTCTTAAACGACCCCTTTGGCCTGCCCCGGCCCCGTTTGATTTTGTTCTGGTTTTCATTCCACAGCTTGATGGAGGCGGCGTCGCCGTCCACCGCTTTGTTGTAGATGGCCTTGGCCACCTGTCCGTTGGCCTTGGCCTGGCCGAGCTCTATCTCGCGCCCATAGTGCTCAAAGAGCGTTTGCTCATCCACACCAATGAGCGCCGCGATCTCGTTGTACGGCAGGCCGATGCCGCTGGTCGACTCCACCAGCCGGCGATGCTCGGGCGTTGGGGTGTATTCAAGCGTCTGCAAGTTCATCCTGCTCCTCCAGCACCGCCTTCTTGCCGGTGAAGTCCTCCCAGCGCTTGACGATGACGTCGCAATACTTGGGGTCAAGCTCCATCAGCCGCGCCTGGCGCTTGGTTTTTTCGCAGGCAATCAGAGTAGATCCGCCCCCACCAAACAAGTCCAGCACCGTGTCGCGCTCCTGGCTGCTGTTCTCGAGCATCGATTGGACCAGCGCAACAGGCTTCATGGTCGGGTGAATGTCGTTTCGGTGCGGCTTGTCTTCTCGGATAATCGTCGTCTTGCCCGAGTTCTGCATCGCCTTGATAATCTTGACCAGCTCTTTTTTGTCAAGACTGCCCAGCTTCACGTCATCATTGACAATGGTGGTCTTGTCTCGAAAGCCATACCAGCAATGCGCCGCGCCCGGCTTCCAGCCATAAAGAATAGGCTCATGCTGCCATTGATAATCCTGGCGCCCCATGACCAAAGAGTTTTTAACCCAGATTAAGGTCTGCTTTTGGTCCCAGCCCGCGTCAGTCATCGCCGTGCGAAAGTTAATCCCCTCCGAGTCGGCGTGCGCAATATAAATCGGCCCACCCATTTTCGTCACCGCATATGCAGAAACAAACGCATCAGTCAAAAATTGCTTGAACTGCGCGTCGCCCATGTCGTCGTTTTGAATGGTCATGCCCGTGCCACCCTCATACGCCACGTTATAAGGCGGGTCGGTCCACACCATGTCAACCAACTTCCCCTCTGTAAGTTTCTCGACAGCTTCGATGCTTGTCGAGTCCCCACACATCAATCGATGCCGCCCCAGCACCCAAATATCTCCAGGCTTGGTCACAGGCTCGGGGCCAACCTCGGGCACCTCGTCCTCATCCACCAGGCCCTCGAGCACCTCCGGCTCGAGCAGGGCGTCCAGCTCCTTGGCATCAAATCCCAGAATATCCAGCGCATACCCATCGGCCAGCAGCTCATTTAACTCAATGGTCAGCATCTCATTGTCCCAGCCGGCATTTAGCGCCAGCCGGTTGTCAGCAATGACATACGCCTTTTTCTGCGTCTCGGTCAAATCGCCCAGCTCAATGGTCGGGACTTCGGTATACCCCAGCTTCCTGGCTGCCATCAGTCGCCCGTGCCCGGCAATCACCACGCCCTCGGCGTCCACCAGTATCGGGTTGGTCCAGCCAAACTCCTTAATACTCGCCGCAATCTGCGCCACCTGCTCATCCGAGTGCGTGCGGCTGTTCCGTGCGTAAGGTATTAAGTCGCCTACGCTGCGCTGTGTGATGGTGATACTCATGCGCCAAAATATAACAGAATTAAGTTCTTTTTTGTTTTTTCAGGCGGCGGGGGCGAAAAGTCGAATTTTGGTTTTTTCGGAGGGGGGGCGGGTACATCAAATTTCACAATCGCCGCCGACCCCCTCCCCCCCTATCGAAATCGCCCAGTTCCGAGGGTTTTCCCGATTCTGCTTCCTACAACGTCCATTATGTAAAGTCGAGTCAGAGTTATGCACAGAAAAAAGCATACTGATTGCAGCACGCCATGGTTATGCACAGGCAACTGTGGACAAGTCAGCCAGCGAGGCTGTGGACAACTGGCTCGGCTGGGAAATCCTGGGGAGAAAAAAGGGAAAGAGGCGGCGGGTCCATTTCCTGGGGTCCACTGCCAATAGCCAATCCCAATCACCATGCCAATCCGATAGCTTTATCAAATCATTCATCTTTAAAACATCCACCCATCTCACCATCACCAATGCCTCGCCAATGCCCTTAATCTGGCGTTCTAGGCCGTATCAAACGACGCCTGTGGGATGACAAGGATAACGCTCTCAAGCGGCGTATCGGGCCGCAATCCAAGATTGTAGAAATGCCGATATGTATCGATGACTTCCAAGAAGCCAGCGGACATGTCACCACTACCTGCCGCCAGTAGGATGGCGCGTTCAGCATCACCGAGCTGGCGCTGGAAGTACTTAACCGTTGGAGTTGCCTTGCCGACCATGACCATGCCTCTAAAAAGTGTGCGACCAAAAAATCATTGAACTAGAAAAGTTATCCACAGGCTGAGTCCCAAAAAACTCAGCAACCCTAAAACCCCTGCAACGCCTTGACCCTTGACCCCAACCCTAAAGGGTTGGGGGTCAGGGAGGGTCAACTTTGGCGCTGTTTTGCCCGTTTTTGACCCTGACCCTGACTTTGACCCTAGGGTCATTTAGGGTCAACCAAATAAAAGTTATCCACAGGTTATCCACAGGGTAATTTCCTTATTGCTCTGAGTTTTTCCGCATCATCATGGTACTGGCGTTCACCTCATCGACCATCACCCAGCCGTGCTCGGTGTTCTGAATCATGTCAGCCTGGAGCAGCGCACCTATCAATTTGTCGTTGTAAGACGGATTGATCATATTCCTCACGGTGCGCTCGGCGTTGCCGTCTTGGGTCAGTTTGTCTTTGAGGGCTGACCGGCTGAGGTAGGGCAGATCATCCCTGACCTCAGCGCCGGATGCCCACCAGGCGTTTTCCCATGTCTTGCGGTGGCCATCGATCTTGGAGTCTTTCTTGGTTGGCGCGGCTGGGGCTTCGGCCTCTATGGTGATGGCGCTGGTGACGGGGTGGTTGTCCTCGTCGTACCAGCCTGGGATGGTGACTTGCTGGAGGTCGAGGTAGATTGGCTCGGCCATTTCGGCGTCTTTGCTCTTGCGCTGGACCAGCTGCATGGGCTGGTTGTCTTTGCCGGGGATGACGCTGATCTCAATGTCGAGGGCTCCTCGCCAGGCGCTTGAGCCTCGGGCGCGGTGCTGGGCTTCGTCTGAGACGCCGGTGTGGTGGACAAGAATGACGGTGCAGTTGAACTCCATCATCAGGTTGCCGCAGGCGTCCAGCATGGTCTTGGCGTCTTGGGCGCTGTTCTCGTCGCCTGCAAGGAAGCGGTGCAGGGTATCGACCACGATCACCTTGGGGGTCTCAGGCAGCATTCGGATGTGCTCGACCACTTTGAGGTAACCGGCTGGGGTGTTGAGGTCGCAGCCGTGCTTGGACAGCCACATGTTCAGTTTGCCTGCTTGATGGTGGTGCTTCCAGGCGGCAATTCGGCCTCGCAGGCCGTGGTGACCCTCGCCGGCCAGATAGACCACATGACCGGGGCGAACCTTGTTGCCGCACCAGCTCGGGGTGCTGCTGGCAATGCGCAGGCACCAGTCCAGCACCACAAACGTCTTGCCACCACCGGATGGGCCGTGGACCATCACAAGGGCTTGGTCCTGAATCCAGCGCTTGACCAGCCATGAGATGGGGCTGGGCTGGGCTGAGAACTCATCGGCTGGGATGAGCCAGTCGTCTGCTGTTGGGGTTAGGAGGCTGGCCAGGTCGTTGCCGGACTGCACATAATCGTTGGCGTCTCCTTGGACCGGTGGCATCACCGTGCGAGCGCCGTATTTGGCACTGGCCTGCTCGGCGTAGCGCTGGCCAACGCCGGAGGCGTCGTTGTCGGCAACGATCACGATCTCTTGGGCTGGGCCGTACAGATCGCGCAGCTTGCCGGTCACGGGCACCAAGTTGCTGGCGCTGTAGGCCACGATGCAGGGGCGGTTAGTGGTCTCATGGATGGTTGCCGCTGTGGCAAAGCCTTCTGCGATATACAGTGGTCCAGGCTCATCCAGTGAGCCTAGCTGCCAGAACTTTCCGCCAGTCTGACCACCGGGGTGGTAGAGCTTGCCGCCGTCGTGCGCAATGTACTGGAGACTCGAGAGGGTGCCGTTCTGGTCGTACAGGGGCACCATCAGGCGGCCATCGCCTGTGATTCGTGCGCCATGCACGCCGATGCCCTTGTTGGCCAAGTAAGGGTGCTCGGGGCTGGCCGGGTTGGCTGTGGCCCAGATTTGCTCAACCGTCTCGCTGGCGACTTGGTGCTGGCGAATGATTTCCGCATCCCGCACTGCCTTGGACTCAGCAAGGCGCTTGACGTGGATCATTTCCTCGGTGTGGGTGAGCTTGCGGCCAACGTCTGCCCTGAAAGTGGCCTCGATGCCAGCCCTCCAGCAGCCAAAGCGACCCGCTGGGATGCCATCGCCAAACACCAAATACCAGCCTGGCTTATCGATGCCTGGCTTGCCTTTGGTGCCAGATTTGAAGCGGTGAATCTTGCCATCCATCTCAATGTGATCTGGTGGCTCAAGGCCAGCGGCCCTGATGGCGTCAATGAGCTGCGCCTCTGGTGATGCAACGATTTTCTCGGGGGGTGGCGACCAAGGGCCGCCGAGGATGTTTGAAAGGTTGGCCATTAATTAGTCTCCACAGAAGCAAGCGATTGCCTCTTCATTTTTGTCGAACATGTCGGTTTGGTCTGCTGCAAATTGAATCATTGAGGCATAGGATGGGCGGTCGGAACGAAATACCGCGCCGCTTGGCTTGGACGCCAACGCCAACGCCAACGCCTCCATTTTGGCCCACCAGATACCGCGTTCTGGTTTTTCGGCAATCAAAGATAAAACTTGTGCCCCGCCTTTTAAAAAACAGAGATCACAGTTCCCGTGCATAGTCACCCCATTGTTGTTTGGAAGGCCGAGGTCAAATGGCTGGGCTTTCCAGAAAGCGCCAACATCTTCTTTTGTAATGCCAGCCGTCACCAATGGGATGCGAGATTTGTCAGCAATTTTGGCTGCTCGGCGTTGTTCATCTGCCCTCATCCCGACCCAATCCATCTGCTCGTTGTGATCCCAGCCTAGAGATTTCAAATATTTGTGGATGGTGCGAATTTTCAACTCGGCAGTGCAAAACCTAGTAACTGGATTTGGAAGATAGTTTCGCTTCTTGATCAAAGCCTCAAATGGCTCACCGTTTCGGCTTGCAGTTTCAAATGAAACCCGCCTAAAAGCGGGATCAGCATCTTGGAACTCAACCCAATGAATCTCTACATTCCATCGGTCTGAACAGTCCTGAACAAAGCGCAAGGTTGCTTCATCCTCCTTGCCGGTGTTGGCAAAACACACAATTGCCTCATCAGGCAGGCTCATCTGGTGAGCCTGAAGCACCCGCCAAAGCATGTAAGCACTGGTGCGGCCACCACTAAAGCTGATGCAGGTCGGCTCTGTGATCTTGAAAGGATCAGCCATGCGTCACCTTCCGGCTTTCCAAATAGTCCGACAAAGCCTGCAAGACCTTGTGCGTTGGGTTTGCGTTGGGGTTGTCACGCACCTGGCGAATGGTGTTGTAGTGAACGCCAGTGGCCTCTGCCACCTTGATTGGCATTCGGTCTGAAAGTGCGTGGCGTATCTGTTCTAGGGTCATCATGTTTTGTCCTTGTTAAAAAAAAATGTTGTGATGTGCGAATCATACGCTACAATGTCGCTACACCACAAACAGATTCCCTGACAGTGGTGCAAAAAAGGAGAGCCAGATGGCTATCAATTTGAAATCGACTGGCGGTTTAACTGCCAATGGTGTGAAGTTGCTTGTTTACGGGCAAGCTGGTGCAGGCAAGACCACTTTGGTCAAGACGTTGCCTAATGTAATCGTACTGTCTGCGGAGGGTGGTTTGCTGTCCATTCAGGACGCTGATCTGCCATACATCGAGATTGCGAGCATGGACGATCTGCGTGAAGCATTTACATGGTGCCGTGACAGCCAAGAGGCAACTGGCTTTCAGTCGGTGGCGCTTGACTCGATCAGCGAGGTGGCCGAGGTTGTGCTGGCCCATGAGATGAAGAAGTCCAAGGACGGTCGGGCTGCTTATGGTGAGATGAACACCACCATGCAAGAGCTGATCCGTGCTTTCCGTGACTTGCCGGGAAAGCACGTCTACATGAGTGCCAAACTGGAAAAGTCCACCGACGAGATGGGCAAGATGCTCTACAACCCCGGTATGCCCGGCAAGAGCCTGACCCAAGGCTTGCCTTACTTCTTTGATGAAGTGCTGGCGCTGCGTGTCGAGCGTGACGGTGAGGGCAACACCCAGCGAGCGCTGATGTGCGACAGCGATGGGCTTTGGCTAGCCAAAGATCGCTCGGGCAAGCTGGAGGCTTGGGAAGCGCCAGATTTGGGTGCAATCATTAACAAGATCGGGGGCAAGGCATGAAAAAGAACGACCAAGCCTTTCCAGTTGGCTACAACGGGCACGAGGGTATGACGCTCAGAGATTACTTTGCGGCTAAGGCGATGCAGGCAGATGTTTCTGCCGATACATGGGGCGGAGACTATGTGGCTACTGCTCTTCAGTCCTACGCAATGGCCGACGCCATGCTGGAGGCAAGAAAGAAATGATCGAAACCACCGATATGGCCGAGTTGGCCCAGATGTGGCTCAGAGCAAAACAGGAAGAAAAAGATGCGACAGAAGATCGCCGAGATATTGAAGACCACATTAAGAAGCTGGCAAGAATCTCAGACCAGCTTGACAGCACCGAAACCGTCGGCGCAGCAGGGTTTGAGATCAAGATCGAAGGCCGCATCGACCGCAAGGTCGATTCAGAGAAGCTGCAAATGCTTGCCACTGAAGCAGGACTGAGTGATCACCTTGCAACACTTTTCCGGTGGAAGCCGGAGATCAACATGTCGGTCTGGAAATCAGCCGACGAATCCATCACCGGGCCTTTGGCTGGTGCTATTACGGCCAAGCCTGGCCGCCCATCTTTCAAAATCATCCCCAAGGAGTAAATCATGGCTTTTCTGAACGAAGAATTTAACGTCAACGACATGCCTGTTGGCAACACTGGCAGTTTTGAGCCTTTGCCTGCTGGCTGGTACACCGCCACAATCTCGCAAGCCGAGCTGAAGGCTACCAAGGCTGGCAATGGCCAGTACATCAAGCTGCGTTACGACATCACTGGCCCAAGCCATCAAGGCCGGGTTGTGTTTGGCAACTTGAACATCAAGAACGCCAACCCCAAGGCTGAGGAGATTGGTCGCCAGCAGTTGGGCGACATCATGCGTGCGATTGGCTTGGCAAAGGTGACTGACACCGACCAATTGATTGGTGGTCAGATCAGCATCAAGCTGGAGGTCAAGCAAGACGAGCAGTATGGCGCCAGCAACGAGGTTAAGGCTTTTAAGTCTGTCTCGGGTAGTGCTGCGCCATCGGCTGCGTCTTTTGCAGCACCGGCTGCTGCGCAGATCAGTGTTGGCAAGGCCGCGCCACCTTGGGCTAAGAAGTAAGTTTTGGGCCGAAAGCGGATGCTGGGCAACGCGCCGTAAGAGAGTAGGCGAAAGCCTTGTAGCACCCAGACGCAGCGAGTAGGCCCACCCAAAAAAATGCCCCGACTGTTTAAGGTCGGGGCAAACTTCATCGAGGAAACAATCATGAAAATACCCGAGAGTGATCATAACATTCACGCGCTAATTGACA